CTCGTGTTGTATCATTCAGAACTGCACCGAGAGTCTTTGCTGCTTCACTCTCTCCCATAACAGCCTTAGTCATGGCATTAACTGCCACATCTTCGTCTTGGTTCGAGAATGATGCAATATCGAGAGCGAGGGATGTCATCTGCTCAGAGAGTTTGGAACCCTCCTCTCTTGTCATACCAAATCCTACCAACAAGTTCTGTTGGTCTGCCAAGTAGGTCTTAATTGTGTTCTTGTTTCGACCGACCGAGTCTGCGAATTGCTCCGCCCATTTGTCAACTTCATCAGCCATGTCTCCAAATACGACATTGAATTTATTCTCCATCTCTTCGACATTTGATGCCGCTTCCACGCAATCCTTGGCAAACGATGTCAGCTTTGCAACGGAAAAGACGACCGCAATCTTTCCTAAGAGTTTGGTCGCCATGTTCTTGATGCCTTTTATGCTGTTCTCCGCCTGCTGTTGGGATGCCCGGTCCACATCGAAGCCGAAAGCGACAGATATATCTCTAATCGTCACTTATCAAGACCTCCTTTCCAGTTCGTCCGCTCTCCCTTTCTCAATATCTAACTGCATAGAATACAGTGCGTATAATTTCAGCATTTCATCGAGAGTGTACACCTCTTGCAATTCGGTCATAGATACCATTCCTGCCTTGATGAGGATATAACACCGGAGTTCCAACTCACTGAATTGCGAATAATCAAACTTGCCGAACTTTACAATATCTTCCTCGGAGTCTTGGTAGCCACCTGTTCGGCTTTCCCAGATAGGGTGGCTAACTTCTCGAAAAAACCGTTGAAGTTCAACTTTATTACATGAACGCAGAGAACGAACATATCCTGTACATTGCCGCAGAACACTTCATCAGCGAGGTCTTTATCGAGTACATCCTGCTGTTTCTCGCCCTCTTCGTCCTCATATTCAATAACGATATTGCCGCCGAGCAGGAGTTTCTTCATCAGAGCCTCCAGTCTGTCTCCGTTGATTACGGTTGATGTTGACAGTGCCTCAGCAGCCTTATTTACATCTACATCCATCAAGTCTCCATCCCCGACAAGCGGTGCAATCGCACCAATAAGGGGAGACAGCACGGATGCTAACTCCCCTGTAAGATTTGCCGCCTTAAATGCCGGGAACGGCTTGATGTAAAAGTTGTTATCGCCAACAGTCGTCTTTTTTGCTTCCATCTGTTTCAATGCCATGTTTCATTTCCTCCTTACTTAAAATCGCCTTCGCCTACGGTAATTTCCCATTCACGGTTATTCTGTGCCTTGCCTCTGACCCATGACGCAGGCTTATTAACCCACGCTACTGAGCCTGTGAACTTCTCATTTCCCAATAAATCTGCGATATTCACCGGGAATGTGCCTGTACCGTCTTTTTTATCCTTGTCGTACATCTTTTGAAGATACTTATTCGTGGCTGATGCCTGTAATAATGCAATCTTGACGGTGTAGGCATTATTAGGGTCGATGCTTCGAGCAATCTCCCCATCCGCACCTACAACATAGGAAGTGCCATCGCCCGCAGGCTCAATAGTGATGAATGAGTCATCCGCAAAGCCGGAAGCGATGTGTCTGCCTAATGCACAGGTGGTTTTCTTAGGGTTGTAAGTGGTTACTCTACCCATTTCTCCTCATCTCCTTTCTTAGACCGTCAAGTTTCCACTGATTTCAACTGCATGGATTGCTCCTGCGAGTCGAGCGGACCACTTACAGCCTGTGAGTTTTCTTGATTTTCTTTCTGCTTCTGTGAGGTCAGACGCTTTCGGAACAGTGACTGTATATCCGTAAATAGGATTATCGTCATCGTCATACTCCGTAGGAGCGATGCCTCCGATGTCCTGTCCGTCTTTGAGAGTTGAAACCATAATTCCCTCAATCAGACCGATGCCTCCGTCAGTAAGCGGAACCTTGCGGTTGGTCTTGAGAGCGTTAAATGTTCTAATCTGCAACTCATTCTTGAGCCAGTCTCTGAAACGGATAACATCAATCCATTCTCCCGCAAGGGTCATGCCGCCCATTGCACAGTTACATCCTGCATAGCGGAGAAATGTGTTGATATTCTTTGCTCCCAGTGCTTTCTTCTGCTCCGTTGACAACTTCGTAGGAACGATTGTTGCCAGTTCCTTGAGGTTCCATGTCTCAGTTCCCGGGTCGTATCCGAAACACTTAGCCATCCAAGCCAGTGCTGCATACTGGTTTTCGGCAGGCTGTTCTTCTGCTGCGTAACCATCTGCGAGTCCGGAGAAAATACCGAATGTACGGTAGAAACTGAAATTCTTTACCGGGCAAGAGTCGATGTCTGTGTACTCAAATGCGTACAACTTCTCATTCGCCTCCGCCCAAGTCTTTGCAGCCTCAATATCCGTGCTATCTCTGAACTCCGTGAGGTGGATGCCGTAGAATGATGCCTCACTATTTGCTCTTGCAAGCGTAGTAGTGACATCTTCATAAGTGCTTTTCTCAGCAGTATTTTCACGGACAACGATATACAGTTCTTCCGGAGATGGATTCTGAGAAAAAGCAACCGTTGCAGCGATATATGCAGGACTGTCGGTCTTGTAACCATAGTCAAGCAATTTATCAGCCTTGCTGATTGCTGTCGTGCCGGAGATTGTTGCTGTGCCTTTTGCAGCGGGTCCGGCTACCACCAAGAGGATACTGTCGAAACTCACATCGCTTGAACCCGGACTTGAAATCTCGACATCGCACTTGATGATGTCATCTAATGGATTGTTCTTCATTATGCTTTACCTCCTTCATAGGTTTCTTCTGAAATTTCTACTTCCTCGATGACACCCGATGTCGCATCTGCCATCTCAGCAGAGCCGCCTCCGGATGCGTTTGGAGCATCCATGCCACCAATTCCGTAACGACCATTTGCTTCTTGAGAAAAAGAAACCGTTGCCTCAGCCATTGCTCGGTAACGGTATTTACTGTTATTCTGCAAATTTGTCAAATCCCTCACAGGCGGTTCGAGGGATATATCCATGCCGTGTGCTGCCAGTTTGTCCACAATCTCCTCGGAGTCGAGGTAGTTGAAGAAATCCTGCAAATCGCTTGCGGCTGTGTTGGCATAGTTTCCGGTAACATTCTCTGCCACCGTAACCGCCTTGCCTTTGGTGTACAGGTTTATCTCGAGCAATGTACTACACGGATAAAACCTGTTTCCGTCATCATCTACCACTGGAAAGCGAGTTCTGTTGAGGTTTCCTGTCTTGAGTGTCACATACGGTAAATCCGGTTTCGTATTTACCTGCTCCGCCCAAATGACCGTAGCACCGTGGAAGAACTCAGCCGTAACATCGTAGATGACCGACTCTACGCTCTCCATGTTCATCATTCGCCCTCCTGTTTTGGACCATCTTCGGCATCCAAGCACTGAACGAATGTTGCTGTCCAGTGCCTCAGAGGAGTGTTCTCACTCAGCCTGCTTGACAGGCACTCAAACCACTTCCCTTGAAACCAAACACGGTCTGCTTTCTGCTTCTTATGCTCATCCTCAGCCAAAATCTCGTAGTCACAGAATACTTTCAACTTCTGAATTGATTTCCTACCGTCCTCTTCGGTCTTTATGGTGTCCTCTAAGGTCTGTATGTCCATAGGCAGCGTTAAATCTTCATAAGGTATAGAAGAATAGCCTTGAACATATTTAGGCTCTGAATAACGCCTCAGCGTGTAATTCTTCTTTAAGAAATTCATCAGTCTCCACTTCCTTTCTGTTTGATTTCATAATTGACTGACTGTCTCATTCGTCCAGTATCAATCAGCGGTTTGGATGAGCCTTTCTTCTTGACAGTCGATGCCGCATTTGGTGCGAAACTGCCGTCCGTAATCTTCTCTTGGATGAGGTCTTTCTGAAAAATCCCTATCTCCTTGAGGACCTGTTCGGCAGAAATTCCTCTTACGAGGTCTTTTTTCTTCTCCTGTAAGAAACTTTTAATCTTTGATGCGTTGTCATCTACGCTCATACGCAAAAACGGACGAGCCGGAATATGCACAGTTCCGAGTTCGTTCCATGCTGCAATATCGCAGATGTCCGTGCCGTCCTCCTCAGTGGCTTTGCCATGCTGAAATCCAACACGCACTTCCTTTTCTGCCAGTTCCTTGAGCATTTGCTGAAACTTTCTGCCGTCCGCTGTCACGGTATCGGTAATTCTTACACTCATTGAGCCTCTCCTGCTGATACAATCGGGATGATTGCATTTCTCCGGAGCGTAAGAAACTCCAAGCCATATACGGTAAGTGCATATTCCGCATCGACTTGGAGGTTCGTTTGCTGTCCGGTCGTATAACTGATTGAGGTTTCGCCCTCTGAATATGAGCCAACTCTGAGCGAGTCTGCGATAGTTCCTGTTCCTGTATCTCCGTATCCATTCATCTTCAACTTGTGGGCGGTCAGATATGCCAGTGCCTTTTGGTATGACGCTCCGAACCGTTTCTCGCTGATTTGGTCTGAATACAGTTCGATGAACGACTTGACACCGTACTGAGTAACTTTGCCGTCATCGTTGACGACATCTTCATCCGGCAGGCTGTCAAATTCCTTTGCAACCATTCGAAATATCTCTAAGGCATTCATAGAGCCACCTCCCAACTTATTTGCTGAGAGCAGCCTTTACCTTCTTGCGTACATCTGCGAGGTCCTTGCACTCTGCCGGATTGATGCCGAGTTCCTGTGCAAGAGCGGCTACATCTTCATCGGACGCATCCTTGAGACTGTCTAACTTTGCTTTCTTCTCAGCCGCAGCCTTAGCCTCAGCTTCCGCCTTTGCCTTATCTTCCTCAGCTTTCTTCTCAGCCACAGCCTTTGTTGCGGCAGTAGGCTTGCCGGACAGGGATACTAACCCCATATTCTTGTACACTTCCAAGATAGGACTTGTCTCAAAAGCACGAGGCACTTCCTTGGTCTCCCCCGGAAGTACCGTTGCCTCGCCAACTCCAATTACCTTTTCAGATAAGTTTGTCATCTTGATTGCCATTTCGCATTTCCTCCTTTTCTCAGACTACGCTCCGACTGCAATGAGTGCAGAGAGCGGATAATAGATGATGCAACCTGCGACACGCTCCTCGCAAGGAACGATTACCTCGAGGTTTCTGTTCTGTAACGGATACTGATAGAACGGCATCGGAATTTCGAGGCTGAACTTATCAGCAGAATTGGTATACAGGAACATGACACCCTTGTTGTAAGGGTTGGTGTCCTCTGCATCAGACTCTAACTCCGGTGCAGACACAATGTCCTTGAGGTACGGAGCGTTCTCCTTGAGGAAGCGAAGCACTGTATATCCAGTGTTCGGAATCTGACGAGTGGAGATGTCGATGTAGACACTGTGCGGAAGCATAAGAGTGTCTGCGTGTTCTACGCCCTTGGTAATCTTCGCCTGGTATGCAAACATACCATTGATGTCATCAAGGATTTGAGCCGCTGTCTTATGCTTGAAGTCTGTGTACTTCTGACTGTCAACTTCTACCTCGCTGAGGGTATAAAGAGGAATGTTGTTGTCGGTAGACAAAACTCCGACAAGGTTATTCTTCTTGTCTCCTGCAAATGCAATGATGTTGGTTGTACGGTCTACTGCGTATCTTGCAGCCTCAGCACGGCGAGTATCAAGAGACTTGCCTGCCATACGGCTCGCTCTCATATCCTGTACAGAGTATCCGTAGGAAGCACCGAGAGACTTGACAAATGCAGTAGAAGGTGCGCCCTTAACATCTGCTCGAGGAAGGTCTGTTGCATAGTTGCTAATGATTGCAGCCATACCAGTTCTCTCGTATGAGTAGTATGTCATGGACTCGGCACCTTCCGGTACTTCGTGAGTGATAGGGAACTTATTCAGAGCAGTGAACTCCGGATAAATCTTGTCGTAGGACTTAGACTTGATGTAGTCCAACTCTCTCGCAAAGAAGATAGAAGCATCATCTGTGCTATCAAATCTGCAAAGTCTATCCTCCTTGAGTGCAGGCATCAGATTAGATGCCTTTAATGCCGCAAGGTCTGCGACATCATAGCCAGTGGATGGCATTTCGGGATTGTAATTTTTGCTCATTCTTTCTTACCTCCTTAGATTAAAGTACAATGACAGCAATGCCGTCATCAGATGCGTTGCCGAATGTAGCACTGATGTCAAGGTACTCAACCTTGCCGCTATCACTCTTGCCGTTATCGGCTGCGTGTGTGAATGTTCCGGCTTCGTCTCCCTCCGGAATAACATAAGCCTTTGCTCCATAGGTAGGAGTAGCACCTGTGGCAAGTCTGCCCCAAATGTTGCCTTTCTTCATAACACTGAGGGATGCGTTCTTCTTGACAACAACCTTGCCCGCCATATCCTGCTCAGTGTTAGGCAGTGCGATTGTGATACCCTCAATCTGTGCGGCGGTTGTGCCAGTAACAGGAACCTTGATGCCGTTACCCGCATCTGTTCCCACTGCTACGGCAAGACCGTACTTCATAACACCATCTTCATTCTCATTCTTGCGGGTTACGACCTCATCGAATGCGATGTCGAACTTTCCGCCCGGTACACCCTTCGGGGTTCCATAATTGTAATTAAGCTGTGCTGCCATTACTCATTACCTCCTTCTCTTGCAATCATGTTCTTTCTTGAGTTTGCTGCCATGCTCTCGTTGGAGTCTGCTCTTCTCTTTAGAGCCTGTGCCATCATCTGCTGCTTCTGATACGCAACTCCCTTGTGCTTGTTGGCTTCGTTCACAGCGAGGTCATACATCGCATCAATGTAGGCATCGGACTTACCGTCCATACGCATTGTAGGCAGGACCTTGGCGATAATCGCTTTCTTGGCCTGCTTGATGCTCATGTCCTCGAGACCATCCATGTTGAGCTTGTCTCCAACACGGCAGATGCTTAATCTCTGACGAACAATCTTATCCGCAGAGTCTGCATTTAAGGACTTGGACTCATCATCGGAACTGTCTTTGTTCTCTTCCTCGCCCTCTTCATCGCAGCCATCTTCCTTAGTCTCTTTTTCCTCTTCCTCGCCATCAGCATTGCCTTTCATCTCAGCAAGGACTTTCTCGAGAGCGGCGAGGAGCATATCAATATCCTCATCCTGCTGTGCGATAACTCCCATAGCAGCGTTGGCATCTTCCGGGTCGTCCTCAGCATCTCTTCTGTCTCTGCGGTCTTTAACCGTCTGAGCGATGTCTGCCGGAGTGCTGCCCTTTTCCTCTTCTGCCGGAGTATCTTCTCCCTCGCCATCAGCAGCCTGTTCCTCCTCAGTTGCAGGAGTGGAGTTCTCTTCGGCTGCATCGCCATCTGCCTCAGCGGCAGGTGTCTCTTTTTCCTCTTCGTCTGCGGATGCTCTCTGAGCCTTTCTTGCCTTGTAGGCTTCGATGGCTTTCTCGAGTTCTTCCGGAGACATTGCCCCACCATCTGCACGGCGGGAATTTGTTGATTTTGCCATTGCTTTACCTCCTTTAAGTTCGGGTTCATCAGACCCATCAATGTTCAGTCTTGCCTGTTCTCCTGCTCTCGCAGATGCAACAAGTGCAAGGTGGTTGATGACGATATTCGTCTGAATTGCGTCATACGGCTGACCGTTCCACACTCCCGGCTCTTCAACCAAATCGAGGTTGTATCCCAAGGACAACTCCTTGAGACCGCACTTTTGCATGGAATCTGTATCGTGGATAATGATTTCCGCACGGACATCTTCTCCATCTTCGTAACCGTCTGAAAGTATGGTTCCTATCTGTTCCTTATCAACATTGTTCTTGTCCACGACTCCTGCATCGTGAGTGATGATGATTGGCTTACCACGATAGGTTTTCAACGAGTTCTCATCGAACACATACTTAGGCAATCGCAACTCCCTACGGATACTGCCATCGGGATTTGTATATTCAAATATTCCACAGGATGTCAGTATCGGGTGGTCTACCAAATACCCCTCATTCGTGAAATAAGTTGAATCGTTCTTATCGAGTCGGATGCTGTCTAATCTTCTGACTCTCCTCAGTTTTGGTGCATCTCTTGTTTCCATTGGTCTTATGTCCTCCTTTTCTCATGGCTTTCTCTTCTTTGGATACATGGGCGATAGCCATGTCTGCGGTTCTGTCCGTGTATCCTTCCTTGTTACTCATCAGAGCCTCCGCTGTCTGCGGAGCCATCGGACATAAGTTCCGTAATAGCAAGAGTCAGACTCTGAATATGTGCAACTCCATCGAGTCGTATCATATCGAGGGTCTGAGCCGCTTTGTTGGAACCGTCCGGCAGGGATGCTAACTTATCTGTGCATCCGATGACCGTATCTGCCTCGCCTTTCAGTGCAAGGCACAGGTTTCTGATTGCTTCGTCCATGTTCTATACCTCCAATCTACTTGATAGTGATATTCACGCTGTCATCCACTGGAAGGTTCAGCGTGTTCTTGTTGAATACAGGTCTGCCGATACATCGGCACTGGTAATCTTCTCCCGGGTGGCACGAACGACCATCTGAATTTGTAGGAGGAGAACTCCAACTGAACTTCTTGCCGTTCAAGGACCTGTGGCTTTCTCGGACACGCTCGTCTCCGCAGGTACACCATATATACTCCGTGATGCCTGCGTCCATTTGCTGATACCGTTGTATCTGTCCGTTGAGTTTGGCAGTTTGGTCTCGGGCAATCAGAGTGGCGTGCCGCTTGCTTATCCGGTACACCCTCTGGATATCCTTAACCATTCGGGTTGTGGTCCTGCCATTCGTGTAGCCGTCATAAACAATGTCTTTCATCTTGTCGAGAGTATCTTCCGGAATAGTTGAGATGAGGTCTACATTCTGCTTGACCCATTCCAGTAACTGCTCCGAATAGAACTCCCCGAGGTAATAGTCCTCTCTGATGTCGATACCGAGAGTTGCTTTGATTGCTCGCTTCCACTCCTTGACGGTCAGCTTCCTGTTGAGATGAGCCAGTGACTCAAGTCTCCTCCTCAGACCAAATCCAACCGTCTTTTTCAACAGGTTTGATTTCATCCTTGTGAACAGTTCGTTGACCTTTAACATTAAATCAGTGGCTGCATCCATTCTCCGGTTGTCAGCCACCAATTCATCTCTGTTTGCCTTGTACGACTCCTTGAGTTCCGGAAGATTTTCTTCCAGTTCTTCCTTGAGGAGCCGCATATATTCATTTGTCATCCGCATATACTCACGCTCTGCCGCTTCCGGTATCTGAGGTGTGTACTTGCTATACAGGCTGTCGTGTCCGTAGAACTTCCTGCCAACCTTTCGGATTGTCTGCTTTCTGATTACTTCCTCATCCACGAAACCGCCTCCTTATCGCCCGAGCAAATCCTCGAGCATCTTGAGTGACTCCTCGAATGGAGGAAACAGGAACTTGCCCTTTAACTCTTCCAGTGACAACCATCTCTCATTCAGCATCTCAACCCCATCTGCTTCCGGAGTTCCTGTGAATTGGTCTGTGAAATATATCATAGAATCGCAATATGAGCCTGTTCTGCTTTTATAAACTCCCAAAGGTAGAATGTTTAGGGGAACAATATTAAATTCCTCCTGTGCCTCTCTGAGTGCTGCCTCCTCGGGCGTTTCTCCGTCCTCGATGTGACCGCCCGGTCCGCAGATGCCTTCCGATGACCTGCGGCTTGCACATAGGATTTTGCCATTCTTGATAACGAGGACTGCTGCTCCTCCATAATCTGTGCCATCCTCCGCTTCGCTCTTAAACTGCAAATCGAAGTCATCGTTCTCGGATGTTCCCGACATTTCTGTCGGGGAGAATGTATCTTCCGGCAGATTGAGGTCATCTTCTGTGATGACTTCCTCGATGTCGAACTCTCCCTCAGTTGCAAGGGAACTTCTGACCTCTGATGGGTCAAGCACACCGGAGTCGATATAAACCTGTGCTGTCTGAGCCTTGGTCTGTTCAGTGGCTGCTTTCTTCTGAGCAATGTCTGCCTGCTCTGTGTCGGACAAGGACCACAGTGCAGCGAACTTCATCTTGTACTTAGGGATTTCCGGTATCTTCCCCTCAATCAATCCCTGTTTGAGGATGAGGTCGATTACTGTTCGGGCATTGGCTTTCATGTTCTGCTTCTGAATATTCTCAACCATGTTGTAGTAGTTCTCGAGGTCGCTGTCTCCGGTGGCATTCATTCCTGCCGGGGAGCGACCGAACAATATAGTCTGTGGAATGTTCGTTACTGCTGAAAGCATATTGCAGGTCGTATCAATGACATCTTTGACTCCCGACATCTGCAATGTCTTGAAGTCGTAATCCTCTCCCTCAGCGTCAATCGCCATTGAATTAAGGATGCCTCGTGCCATATCAATAACCTGTAATCTTTGGAGGACTTTGTTTTCTCCATCTTCCGTACTAAGCAGGTTGGCAAGGTTCTTCATCTTGTAGATTGCCTGTACTGACCTTTCCAGTAACTTAGTGCCATTCGAGTGAGATGTAATGCACTCTCGCAACGCTCGCTTAATCTTGACATATTCCGGCATTCCCCAATATCTGTATATGGAATTGGTTGTCTGTTCCGGAAGTCTGCCGTTTCTGAATACCAAGCATCTTGAGTAATGCACCGTGAAATATCCATACATCGAATAGATGTGATAATACTCCGGCTGTCCGAATGGTTTGTCACTGTGCATCGTATCGAAGAAATGGAAGTTGTACATGGTCGTGTAATCTTCCTGTATGACCGCTCTTTCAAACACTCTCAGTTCTTCAATGGTCGTGACTTTATCCCAATTCAAAGGTTCCTCGAGTCCACCTCCGTCATCGCATAACATAACAATGAGCGAACCTCCATAGAGTCTCGCCCACTTCTCTGCCGTTGCAAATTTGTCCTCGAAATCCAAGTCATCCAGTCGCTTATCGACATACTCGGTAATATCTTCATCTCCATAGTCGATGTCAAATCCATGCTTCACAGCCTCTTCGGATGGTCGGTCGATTATCTTAGTGAACAGACCGTTTCCCTCATACAATCGAATGAGTTCGAGGTCCGATACCACAGGTTCCTGCTCGTAGGTGTATGCAGTCGAGTTATCCTGTGCTGTGCCATACTTATTAAGCAGGTTCGTGTATCCGTCCTGCCGGAACTTGTCTTGAGTTCCTTCGATGATTGCCGCTCCTCGCCTCAGCTTATTCATTTGGTCGAGTTTGGCTTTCTGCTGTTCATCCACTTGTCTGTTCTCCTTTCTGCAACAAAAAACAGCCTGTAAATTCAGACTGTGATTGTGCTTCATAATATCCTGTTTGGCTTTGTTACCGCCCTGTGCTGCCTTTTTGCATCTTCCGATGGAGAATTTGTTATTCCTGCAAGCAGGCTTAGTTTCTGCCTTTATATGAGTGTCGCTCCTTACAGGAGTGCATCAATATCAAATGTGCTGTCAGTCAATTCATTGAAAGCATCTGAGGAAGCATCGACCATATCATCGTGCTTCGACTCCGGAAATGACTCCATCTGACTGAAATACTCTTCATTCCAAGGTGCTATCAATACATCAACAAAGCCATTCTGCCATTGTGCGGCGAATGGTGTGGCTCTCAGTTCCTTGCTTCCGGATACAGGCTGTGCCTTAACATCGAAGCCGGACAGACTGTTGAGATACTGTTTCGCAACAATCTTTCCTGCTGCTCCCGGGTCTTGAGGTATTCTGACCTTGTAGTTGTATCCGTATTTACTGCGGTCGGACATGGAAGTCATTAAGATAAGGCTCTCCACATCGCCCGCCTTAATCTGACGGTTGATGACATCTGCAACAATGAATCTGCCATTCTTCCTGCGTCCGATGAGAACTCCTGCGGTGTAATCGGCATCGCCATTCTCATCTTCATCTGTGGCAGCCAAATCCCAAGCACGACACCAATAAACCACATCATCCGGTATCCTTTCGAGATAACCGTCAATAGGAATTTGCGTCCTCTTGAAATATCTTCCTGCCTGTGCCTTAATCTTCCAGTTACCATAGAGCAGTCGCTCCATATCAACCTCTGTCATGGCTTTCAAGTTTGACAGGTACGATGGGTCGGACTGCATGAGGATTTTGTTATCTTCCAGTCGGCTTGCAATGAATGTGACCGACTTACATTCCTCCGGCTTAATGCCGTGTTTCTCTGCCAAGTCCTGCGGCGAGTCTCCCCAATAGACGACATCGTTGAGGACGCACATATACCGGATAACTCCACTTCGTTCTCGAATAGGGTATCCGGTATCTTGGTCTATCCACCACGATATGAAATCCGCTACCCAACTGTCTGAGTCGGGGTTACAAGTCGCTCGCACATACGGCTTGATACCGCAGGTGCTTCGGTTTCGGGAGAGCATATACAGGAACTGATGCTTTGTGAAATGCGTCAACTCATCAAAGGCAAGGTACGCAATTTCTGTACCCTGCCATGCCTGTAAATCTTCCTCTCTATCCAAATGAGCAAAGGTCAACTTCGCTCCTGAGTTGAATTTCCAGTGTAGCTTCGGTGTTTTTCTCTGCTGTGCATCCGGCACTTGAGAGAATATCTTCGCACTCGCATCCCATAGACCGCCCTCAGCAGTAATCTGTGTGAAATTCTTTCTGAAGATGACTGCACCGAAGTTCTTGACATCTTTATGCCTTAGAGCCTCGAGCAACAGTGCGTATGTCTTACCACCGCCCGCCGCTCCACCGTAGATAACGATGTCTGCCGAGGATGCCATGAACATTGTCTGAGGACCTGCCTGTGGTCCGAGTACGTTGTCTTTCGGTGCATCCCTGCCATTCTCCGGTATGAGTATGGTCGGGTACTGCATTTCAATGACATCGGGGTCATCCGTTTCAACATAGCCAAACCTGTTGAGTTCTCCTGTCAGTTCCCCTAACACACGAATAGCCGAGGTATCTCCCTCGACCATTGCTTTCTGTATGAGTCTGACAACAACTGCGGCTTGGTATGTCATATCGTTTTCTTCCAAACCCATGCGAGCGAGCGTTTCTCTGACATTACCCATCTGCTCCGAAACTGTCGTTTCCATGATGCCTTTTGCCATCTCTCGCATCGTCTTTTTCTGCCTGCGAACCTCCGCGGATTTCAGACCGCCTTTTCTACCACGCTCCCTTGCTTCCTCTTTGGTTCGCACCGGAACTAAATTCTCAGTGCCGGGATGCTCAGATGCCACCTTTTCAGTAGATTTTTCTGCCTTTTTCTTAGCCACAACTCGCTCACCACCTTTCCTGCATACCAAAATGGAGCCGATACAGGAACTCGCTTCGCTCCTATTCGACTCCTTGGTACTTTCTTTGGCTATTCAGTTTGGGCGGCTCACGCCCCATACAGGCGACTTACTACCTCCTTACCTTCGGCTATCGCCTTGGGGATGTCTGTTCCTATCTGTCTGTAAAACTCCGGATGAACAATACACTCATACGCTCTGCTCATCTTGTCTCTCTCTTCCACTGTGATGTTTATTCTGAACCCTTTGGCAATTCTGAGTGCTTTCTTGAAGTCTCCCTCTCGAACTGCATCTCTGACTATATCTGATTTCTTTACCATAACAACCACCTCGTATTTGTTTTATTTGACGGTCGTACGATAACATAGCCTCCTGCCAAGTCAATAGATAAATCAGTATTTATCTTGAATTTTATCAACAGGGTTTCCTCTTCGGGTTTTACTGTATTCGAGCATCTCTTGATACTCTCCCTCGGTACACAAATTATGCAGGTGCTTATATTCGTATCGAGGTTGCCAACTTCCCTCATCGAAGAATGATACCTGTAATGGAGATAAAGCCTCCTGCTCCACTAAGTTCATTCCCCAATCGGTCTTTCCTGCTCTCTTCCCTTTAATGGTGTGAACATCGTAAACCCATTCCGGTACGATGTCATCGGGAAGTTCACAGGTTCTGATGTCGATGTACTCGTGGTCATCCCATCTTACAAGGAACTCTGCATCCATAATGTCATTTCCAATGGTGCTGCCGAATTTGCCGCATATCTGATACATGAGTACCATGATACCTTTGCAGATGTAAATTTCATCTCGCTTATCCAGTCCTTTGTTTTTATTCACATACCCATCGGACTGTTTCAATGAAACAATCTCCCTTGTAGGAATGCCTTTACATTCGTTTCGGGAGATTACATACAATGTTTTCCATGCGTAGGACAAATCTGTCTGCCTCAAATTATGGATGGCGTATCCTGCCAGTTCCATATCAAGTGTGCGTATTCCCTTTCTGAGGTATGCCGCCCACATCTCGCACTTGGTTTTCTTGTCATCGTCCGGATTGATAGCAAGTCCTTCATCGTGCGGAGTAGAAGTCATATCGAATATAGACATCTGTTCTCCCTCGAATGAGGACTCGGGAACTTCCCATTCCCCTACCTCTCCGCTGATGTTCTTAATCTCAAGAGCATCATCTGCTACGCTCTCGATTTCTTTCTTTGTCTGCCCTACAAACTCCTTTGGCAGTCTGCCCGGGTCCGTGACATAGGTTTGGAGGACGAAGTTGCAGGCGTAATAGCAAGCATCCCTGCTCTTCTTAGCATCACATAAGAGTGTAATCGCTTCCGATACATACTGAGTGTCTTTCTCATATCCTTTACGGTTACGATTTCTGACATCATCAGTATATCTCAGAGCAACAATCTCTTTTGCCAAGATGCCCCAACAGTCCTCACATGATACAGTCATTATTCTGTTCCACAGCATTGAGTGGTAGGAACCAAACAACTCCATCGCTGCATATCCTGCCCTCTCCTTATCTCCCCTGCGGATTGCTTTCTGTAAGAGAGATGCCATAGTGAACATATTGTGACCGCTTCTTGTTTCTAAATTGTAAGCCATAATAGACCTCCTTTTCCTTTAACTTTGGCGTATCGTAGCACAACCTCCTGTAAAGTCAAGGAAATATCAGTAAAAATAAGAGGTAGTTCCGTTTATTTACGGATGCTACCTCCTAACCCTTACATATATCTTATTGGTCTTTAACTGATAGTCGAAATACTTGCCCCACTTGTGCTTCATTAACTCAAAACTGGCTATTTGGTCGTTTCGGGTCTTTTGAGAATTTCCTCCGGAATTTACATCCGTTGCTCCGTGGGAACACAGGTACTTTGGCTTGAGGATAATTCTGTTCTTGAGTAGTTCCTGTAACACCGCATCTGTATCGCAGCAATATCCAATCTTTTCATCGAACCTTGCCTTGTACACTTTCTTATTGAACCATCTCAATCCTCCGGATGTACCTGCGAATGTGAACTCCTGTGCATAGTTCCACGGTGCAATGGATGCGTCCACCGCTCCGTATCCTATATCGAGGTCCACCATTAACTGAGCAATCCTCTCGAGTTCCGATGTGATGACCTCCGGGTCTGTAATCTTCTCATTGAAGTCGAGCCTGTATATGAGGTCGTTCATATCGTCATCTATCATGGCGATTGCATCTTCCTCCGAGTTATCTACAATCCAGTTGACTACCTTGACGATATTGTTTATCTCCTCGTCCGGTACTGCAATCAGATTTTCTTTCGGGATAACCTTGAGGTATTCGGTTTCTTCGGATTTTCTGACAACCACCTTGTAGTATTCCAACAACTTATGCGTGGAAATCGTGGCTGCTCTCTTGTAACTCGGTATGTAGATACCAAACTTTCTTTTACTCATCGCCACACCTCCGGTATCCTGTATCCCTCATTGAAAATGTAATCAATGACACTCATATTCGGCAGGAATGGTTCATATTTCTGATGATAAACAACAGGTTCATAATCAGAATAGACGAGATTGATGCCTTTTTCCCGGTATCTCTCCTCGTCATGGTACGCTTTCGCCCCTGTGCCGCTATAATAAGTGTCGGCTCCCATTCTCTCACACATAATGAGTATCCTGTCATCCTTATGGCCTGTAAGCCGCAGGTCTCTTGTTGCCACCGCAACATCTCTCACAATACCCATGTGGTCGAGAATGTGTTTGATAATGACAATGTTCAGTTCCGTGAGTCCGGTTCCATCCACCGCCATGTCTCTGATAATGTCGAGTATTTCCTGCCCCTCCTCGAAATGCTTCGTCTTGGCGTAGGTTTCTTCAAGGGTCCTTACAATCTTCGGAAGCGTATTTCGAGGCTCCGAAATCATAACATCGCACAACTTCGTGTCGTGATGAGCATTTACAGGAATGGTAATCTTTTGACTACCATTCTTTGCTCTGATGACATTCCAGTTGTGCATCCCTTTTTTGGAGTAACATACATCATCTGACAGCACAATCGCATCACTCTTGTATGCCTTGTAAATCACTCCCATATATGGCAAGAAGTTCGGCTGATGTGATGTAAGTATCATACAGCCACCTCCCTTATCAGCATAAACGCTTCCGCATACTTGACTCCCACAGTAACTCCCCTGTGGACTGCCAATGCTTTAATTCCCTCGAGTGACCTTGCCGCAGGATACTCTCGTAACTGTGACTTGTATCCCTCCATCGCCATGAGTTTGAAGTTAATCTGCTTCGTGATGTCCTCATAGACATTCGGGATAAAGGCGTTCTGAGTATTCGGGATGTTCCAATCCGTCTCAGACAGAACTTCGTATGCAAGGACTCTCTTTACCTTGTGGCTTCTGTTCGGTCTCAAGGCTACCATTGCTGCATCTGCAACAATCTGATGGTCTCGGTGCATATCTCCTCGATGAGGAATGAACACTTCATCCGGCTGAACCGTATCCACAATATCTGTTAAGATGCCGTTCAATTTGTACTGAGGAATTGTATCGAGCCTTGCTGTCGGAAGTGCAACTCTGATAAAATGACCCACGCCCACATTGCTGTGAGCAATCTGCATTTCTCTAAATTCCTCCTTGATGAACTCTTTGGAGTACATCGGGCGTTTTCCCTCAGACATGATGCAAACCCATACATCATCTCCTGCCTCTGCCCTCTTTGCTATAACACCACCACATCCAAGGATTTCATCATCCGGATGCGGTGCTATAACCAATGCTGTCATCTGTCTGCCCTCCTTTTGATTACCTTTGCCGGAACACCTACTGCTGTGCAGTGTGGCTCTATGTCTCCAAGAACCACGGCTCCTGCTCCAATAATCGAAAACTCTCCAAGCCTCTGTTGCCCGATGCAGCAAGCCATACTGCCGAGGTACGCACCATCCTCCACGACCACATCTCCATTCATCACGGTTGCTGTCGCTATCCGTGTGTGGTTCATAATTGTGCAGTGATGCTCAATCAGAGATTTGGAGTTTACCATGTTGTTGTCTCCTATGACGGTTCCAATATTGATAACCGCCATCTTCCCAATGAAATTGCCCGTGCCTATCTTTACTGAGTCGGAAATAAGTGCTGTCTTGTCGATGATGTTGATAGTCTCAAGTCCTAATCTCTTGACAGCCTCGAACTGCCTCTTCCTTGGTTCCGTATCTCCTATTGAAATGAAATAGGCATAGTCTCTAAAATTGAAAACCTCCTCGATTGCGGCTGCTAAAATAGGTTTTCCCATGTGGTATCCCTTTTTATATTCATCCACGAAACCGATGAGGTCGTATTCTTCCTTTGCCATAGAGTCATATACCGACTCCGCATATTCCCCGGCACCAACGAATATTACTCTCTTCATTCTTTGGCACCGTCCTTAGCCTGTAAATCTTCTCCGGAGCAGATTTGGTCTTTAATCTTATCATACCATATCGCCCTCGCATTTATCTTTCTCTTCGAGATTGCAACCTTTGCTCCCTCGATGCCGAGTTTTCTGATGAGGTCGTTATAGTCCAGTTCATTCTTGCAGACAATCATCACATAATCGTATTTCTCATAATGGATGAGTTCCATCTCCGGTATGCTTCGCTCTTCCATCTCTTTCTTGGTTGCTTTTTCAAGTCCAAGGTCAACGGTAAGGTCTGCTGTCCAGTCTGCCAGTAAGTCCATATCCCAATCTCCGGAATGGGTATTGTCCTTAATGTTAATTGCTCGGAGTTCTGTCTCCGAATATCCAATAAGACGCTTACACAGGATAATCGTGTCCGGGTCCATCTCTTTGATGACGCTCAGTCTCATATTCCCGCCGATGATATTATCATTCTCATCTATGATAAATGAACCGAAGTCTCCGAAAGTCTCAATACTATTTCGGAGTTCGTCTTTCTTCTTTTTGGTAATCTTTCTCGGATTTCCAAAACCTGTCTTAACATCGCCCGCTCTCATTTCAACGGTTTCAATTCTTTTCTCTGCCATAATGTCATATCCTTTCTGTAAAAATGCTGAATTTCGTGATACAATGATGACATCCGTTCTTGAGAGGAGGTGTCATCATGTATAACGGAGACGAAAAGTTAATCAGTGACGGCGTGTATCTGCCATACACAATGCTCAACTTTTGGCAATGGTCTCTCTCGAATATCCAGTTCGGGATGACAAGAGGAACATTTGCCGATTTCATTGTGAGATGCTCGCTTGACAGCGGCGGTATCATTACACGCCCAGACATCGGTACAGGTTTTGAGCCTTACGACCTTGAAGGACCTGTGATACCATCCACCGGAAAAGTATCTCGTATTGAGGTCAAATCATCTGCATATCTCAACTCTGAGACCTGCAAATATTCGGAGAGGGCATCTTTCAGCATCGCTCCGGCAAGAGTTCCTGTCGATGGCGATTACAAAAAAGACTCGCCTCAGCAGCGGAACAACGACCTCTATGTTTTCTGTCTCTACACCGCAACAGACAATCGAAGAAACATTCTCGACCTGTCTTGGTGGGAGTTTTTCGTTCTGCCTACATACCGGATTGAAGAAAACGAGAGTCTGTGCAAGCAGAAAACCATTTCCATAAAGCGTGTCAAGGAACTATGTCCTACGCTTTCATTCGATATGCTGTGCAATGCAATCGTGGAGTCGTGCAACTCCATTCCTGCAAATAATCAAATAGGTTCTACCCCCCCCCC